AGAATAAATAAATGTACCTTCAGGAACATTTAATGGTGTGCCACCTCTAGAGTGTTTTTCACCACCAATATTCATATGTTCATTATGACCGTCATTGTCAAAATCACCATATGCAGTTTCACCTAGTTCAGCCTCAACATTAGCATCCCGTCTATCAACAGATTGTAAAGTGTTAGACACTGACTCATATGGACTATCGGTCATATCAGCATACCCACCTCTTTGACTTAAGTCTAAGGCATAATTCTTTTGTCCACCATAAGCCATGGAGTCTGGTGCTTTCTTGATTCTTACTTTATACATTTTCATGTTATATATATATTACAAATTTATAAAAATTCTACGTCACCACCTGAAGAAAGTATGTTCTTAATTTGATCTTCTGTTAGTTCATATACGTCACCTTCTTTATAGGAAACAGAACCTCCATCAGCAAATATCTTCATGTTACTTATTTTATTATAAGCTTGTTTACTTTCCCATTTAGCAAACTGCTTTATTAAGTTTTCTCTTTCAGAAGGGCTAAGGCTTGATAACAACTTATCTCCACCCATTCCCTTTACAATATCCGGTGTTGAGTTATTAGATTTAGTTACATCACCACTAACCCATTTATTTCTAGCTTGAGATATTGTAAGATTAGAATAACTTGGACCAAACAAAAGATCTGTAGCTGCTTTTAATCCTGTCTGTATATCAGGAAACATACTTACAAAACCTCCGGCATCTTTAGATCCTTTCTTACCTCCATACTGAGAAGTAAACTCACCATGATGTATATTTAAAGGATTGTTATGAGTTAGTGCAATATCTCCTCCACCATCAGATTGAGCAGATCTATTAAAGCTTACGTGAACATGACTAGTATGAGGATTATCTCCATTATACGGTCTCCAAGAATCTGATACAGAAGGGTTCCATATTTGCTTGTTCCATATAATATACTTAATGTTTTTATCTTGTGCTTCTTTAATAAGCTTTTGAGCTATCTGCTCACCTTGACCAGGATCATTTATACCAATATCTAAAGCATCTCCACTGTTATGATCACTCTTAGTTTTCTGATGTCTTTTATCTCCCCATATACCTAGGTTTTTAACACCTTCAAACTGAGAAGAAACTTCTTCCCATGTTTGTTCAGCAACTGGATTAGCTCCACTTGATGCTGCTGGAGCGGGACTACCAGCAGAAGATTCTGCAGGAGCAGATGTAGCATATGGTATTGGTGTTGTTAATTCAATAGGATCTATAGGCATGTTTAACTGATCAGGTATAACTCCTCCACCATACTGTGCCATTTTTGGTAAGAATTGGCTAGTGTACATACCTTTGTTTACAACATACTCATCTGGTCTAAACTCACCAAATCTACTTCCACTAACTACATAGTCTCCACGACTACCTGACATCTCACTAGTCACTTCAGGAAATAAAGAATCTGTAGATGTCCTACCTCTCATAAACTTATCAAACTCTTTTCCTTTCTTGTTACTATTAAATAACTGAGTAGCAAAATTAGCATTTGATACAGCTTTATCCATACCTTGAAATGCGTTCTCTACAGGAGTACCTATGTTCTTATTATACCAACTAGCTGCTTGTGCAAACTTATTTTTAGGATCTGTCTCAGGAGCTTTTGTAGGAGCTGCAGGTGTAGTGGCAAAAGTATTTTGTGTAGCTTGCTGCTCAGGAGTAGGTCCTAATCCAGGATTAGTTTGTTGTAATTTAAAATTAGCAACAGCTTGAGTATCAGCTTTATAATCTGTCTTACCCATTCTACCAAAATAATCTTTAACACCTTGTGGATCAGTAAGGGATGATGTGTTAAACATATCAGCCAATGCTCCACTTATAAGTCCAACTTGAGCTTTAGGTATTTTTCTTCCTGTGATACGTATCTTCATTACTTTATAATTTCAAAGTTATAACCACCTTGTTTTAACATCTGTAGTTGTTCTGGAGTAACATCATCAAGAATATCACCTTCCACTAAACCGCCCATTTGTTTTTTCCAACCAGCAGCATTACGTGCAAAGTTAGCTCTTTTTACTTGAGTAGAACTGTAGTCTTCTTTGTTAGCTAATACATGTGACGCAAATTCTTGCACACCCATGCCGGCTCTTTGAGCAGATGCTGTAAACTTACCTTTGTTAGCTGGATTAATATGAATACCTCCATAAGCCATTTCACCATACTCAGGAATATAACCACCACCATCTCCATACCAAGCATTACCACTAAAAGTAGTACCACCTTCTTTCCATGTTGCTCTAGCAAATGCTCTAAAGTATGGATTACCATCTAAGTTCTTTTTATGTCTAGCATAGAATGCTGCTTTTCTTTCTGGGTCTTTAGGATGCTGACCAAGTTTAGAATCACCAAAGTATTTAACTGTTCCATCAGGACCTGTTACTTTATGTGTTTTACCCTTACGATCACTACTTCTAGTTACTGTATAGCCACCTCTACCCATTTCTGACATTTCTTCCTGCTCATATTCTTCATCTTCCATTTCTTCTCCACCACCCTGAGCTTCAGGATTATACATCATATAGTCAGCAATAGCTGCAGTAGAGTCATCAATAACTGCAAGCTTAGAAGCAATCCATGGATCTAAGTTTTGTTCTGGTGACACAAATTGTCTCAACTTATTCATCTTATCTGCAACAGCAGCCATTTGACCAATAGCCATACCACCGTTAGCTTCACCACCTTCGGCAAACATTCCTGTCATATAACCACCATATCTCATTGCAGCTTGCTCCATACCAGGTTGTTGCATAGAACCTTGTTGCTGACCAGCTCCTTGTTGTACAGCTTGAGCCATCTGTTGAAAAGCTTTTTGTTGTTCTTCTGAAGACATCTTTTGCAACTGCTGTAAAATCTGTTCAGGATCAACTTGATTCATCTGAGCATAAGCTTGAATAATCTGCATGATCTGATCTTGCTCTCCACCTTGTTGCATACGTCTATTACCACCATACATCATTTCTGGAGCATATCCTCCATAAGCATAACCGTAGTCACCCATTTGATCTAGGTTACCTGCTGCAGCAAAACGTGCACGAGCAATTTCTGGTGGCATCTTTTCTCCACCTTGTGCCATGTTATCCATAATCTTTTGTTGTACAGATAAAGGTAGTGCATTAAATCCAGGATTGTTAGGTGCACCACCGTCACCCATTACTTCCATACCGTATTCAGCTTTACGCCAAGTACCACCTTTACCTTTGTACCACTTAGCTGCCCAACCATTAGCATAAGCACTTGGATATACATCAAATTTTTGCTTAGCTAGAGATTTAGCTCTAGACCACAATGCCGGGTTGTTAGGTTTATTTGCCATAACTTTTATTTATTTCTTTTATGATTATAATCTATACGTTGACTACTTGTCTTACTAGCTTTAAACTTAGCCTTCTCTGCAGAACTCATCTCTGAAGAAGTCTTAGGTGTTTCACTAGATACTCTTTTAGAAGGACGGCATGCTGGATAGCCTGCTCTCTTTTCTCCTTCTTGTCTACCACAGTCTTTACCTGTCTTTACATCTACCCACTTCTCAGCAAACCATCTATCTAGTCCACCATGCTGACCACCACTTTTCATTTTAACTATGCCGCCACACTTGTGACAAGTTAATGGATCAGATCCACCTTCTACTGCTTTCCATGACCATCCGCAATTAGAACAGCTAACAGACTTACTAAGAAGACCACCACCGTTTCTCATCATAGGATATTCATCTACATAAGATGCACCACCAAAGTTATATTCTTGATTTGGGTACATCATTTTCTTTTGACCATTAGATCCTACACCAAACACAGGATAAGGAACACCTTGCATAGTTATATTAGGACTAGGTATACGAGTAACCTTTCCAGGGTGAGCCCATTGACCACGAGGATCTATAACAGGTCCCCCTTGCTTTCTAGATGCAGTACGTCTCATAGCTTCAGTAACACGAGGCTGTCCAGTAAACGGCTTAATGTTATTTAGCAACTCATAATACTCTTGGTAGTTAGGATTAGCTTTATTTTGATTAACGTAGTTTAAACTTTTAATAAAGTTAGGATTAGCGAAAATATCTGGATACTTGGTATACAGTTCATCAAAAGCAGTCTTTTGACCTTCTTTAGCAAGTCCTATATGAGTAGGGTCCCAGTTATCTTCTTTACTTCCTACATGGTATAGTCCAGTTTTAGCTGCACTAGTCCATAGAATATCAGCATACAAATCTTTATTTGTACCAGCATCTATAGGCTTACCATCTACATAAAGAATATAATCTCTAGCAGCATCAAAGTTATGAAGTGATACACCAGTTTGAGAGTGGCCTTTTTTCTGTATATCAGCTTGAGACTGAATATCACGTCCGCCTGATTTATTATAAAGACCACTATCTTGATATCCAACACTAACTTTTTTACCAGGATACTTTGCTTGAAGTTTAGCTTTAGCTTCTTTCTCAAAGTCTGAGAACTTAGACTCGTATCTTGTAGATACTCCAGGAAGAATATAAGCAATGTTTCCACCACCGGTGTTTTGATTATCATACTTCTTTAGATCATCTTTAGTTAGTTTCTGATCAAAAGTACGAATACCACGAGCATAAGAACCGTTATCCAATGTTATTACATTAACATATGGATTATTCTTTTTCATATTATAAAAAGCAGTCTCAATATTTTTTAATGAGCCACTTACAAGTTTTGTTTTACCATCAGGTGTTTGGAAAATATAACGTCCACCAGTAACAAGATCAAAAGATTCTTCTTGATTACCCTCACGAGGCAGTAACAAACTAAGTTTACCATCTACAACTTTACCATCTTCCCCCATTACTTTTACAGAAGGGGAAAGAGTTTCTTTAGAAGCTTTAGGGTTAGATGGTACTTTTTTAATTGCACCTGTATCATCTCTGTTAAAGTCTACAACTTTGTTTCCAAAAGTTCTAGTTACTTGATACTCTTGATCTAAAAACTGATCTTTTCCTCCAACCTTTATTTTTCCATCAGGTGCAACACCTATATAAGTAGAATTAGCTGGATCTTTACTTTTAGCAAAATACTGTTTAGAATTTTGAAAAGGTTCAAAGGTTGTAATAGGTGCACCTTCTGTTTGAATCTCTTTGTAATCACCACGGTTACGAACACCAAAACGCATATAGTCAAGATCCATTAGCTCTGGAATATGATAGCGTCTACCACCAGCATCTGGAATAGTATCACCAGTAACATTAATAGGATCAAACATAATCTTAGATGGGTCAAGACTACTCTTGCGTTCTTTAGGATTATTTATTGCATCCTGTCTATCTATCTTATTCTGAAACTTCTGAGCCAAGTCTTCAGAAAATAAAGAAAGAACATTTCTACCTGCAGCTGTAGTTATTTCTTTAACACCCTCTGGAGAAAAACCAGTACCAAAGTTCATACCTCTAAAATCAAGAGGACTATTGTTTACAGATTTTGTAAAGTCATCATAATAACCTCTTAACGCACTAGCTGCTTTTTCATACCATGGCAAGTCTTCAGTTTCAGATTCTGTAGTAGTATACTTTTCAGTTTTTACAAGAGGCTTGTTAGCAGGTGCAACTGATGAAACAGGATTAGACTTTTGTTTATTAAATGAATAAGGATACTGGTTAGGAAACATGAATGTTTCACTCATTGGTTTAGAAATACCTGGTATCTCAACTCTCTCTGTTTCTACAGGAGCTGCTTCTCTAGGAATAGGTCTATTAGTAACAACCGGTGGCAAAGGTCTTTGATTACTATTCTGTAAAAAAGAAAGTGGATCAAACTTAGGAAGAACTGTCTGAGGTCTTGAAGTAGTGACCGGTGCTACAGGTGTGTTTGTAGGAGCAGCAGGTTTAGGAGCAGGTGGTGCTTGCACAACCATTCTAGGAGTTAAAGAAAACTTACCATCAAATACTACTTTAGGCTGAAGTGATGTATTCACTTTAGTCTGAGGTATTCTCATGTTCAGAAACTCTGGACTATAGTTGTAAACAGGAGCAGGATTAACTGGTCTTTGAGCAGGTGCACTTTCAACAGGAGCAGCTTGTCTAGCAGCTCTAGCTTGACGCTCCATTTCCATCATTCTTTCTACAGGTATTGCAGCTTGAGTTGGTTGATAGTTCTGTTCTAATATATTATCATCTTGACGAAGTCTATTAAGAAGTTCAGTATTCTTAGCAGCAGAAAAATTGTAATCTTCTACACCATACTTTTCAGCAAGATCTTTTCTAAATTCTTTTTTACCTGAGTAACCTTTAGTAGCTAAGTAGTCTACTATACTTGGTCCCTGATATTCAGCACCTTCTTGTGCAAAAACTCTGAAGGGATTATTATCCCCACCATACATTTTTTTAGGTTTGTCTTTAGGATAATATATTCTACCATAAATCTTATATGGTTTTCCTTGCATTTGATCTTGCAACTTTTCTGGAAAGTCATACTGATCTGCATAAGATAAATACTCTCCTTGATCGTCCTTACCTCTACTAACAACAAACTGACCTAATGCTCTAGCACGGCTAACCATAGGTCTACCATAAAACGGATTGATATCATCTGGATGAAACGCAACCATCTGCTTATCCCCTTCCCAAAATGCATTTGGGTTACCAGGAAACTTACTATCTACATCATATTCATCAGTTGGTAGTATTTGACCAGGTTTTACCTTGTCTTTAAAACTATTAAATATATCTTGCTCTAGTTGTTCATCAGCACTATAATAATAACCATTAGGATCAGCATTAATTGTAGGCTTATATTTAGATGGTCTAAAGTATTCTGGTTTATCTGCTAAACCTAAATATAGTTTAAATGCTTCTTCACTACGCTCATCATCAAACTCATCTCTTTCATTATTAAATATATATCTTGCATAGTTCTTTACATCAGTATAGTCTGTAGGACGAATGGTTTTGTAAACTTTTTGTCTATTTTCTAAAGTTTCTTTAGGAAACACTCTAGGATCTGCAGGAGATTTAGGCAAAGTCTTTCCACCCTTCTGCATTTTTTGTAATCCAGGAAGCATTCTGTGATCTACATCACCAGCATTCATTATATGTTGTAATAGCTTATTCATGCATTATCTAAAAGATTGTTGTATTTTCTGATTAGATATTTTAAATATCATCTTTAAATCATTACTTCTAAGTTTTCTAAGAAGTACTCTATTTACATTATGTCTAAATTTCTTACGTTCTAATGGTGATTTCTGATAATTAACATACTGAGGATTAATATCAAACTGATAACCATTAGCCTTAGTATTAAACATAGGAACATTTGATACTTGAAACTCTCCACGGTTTTTAGTTACATCCCAGAATTGATTAAATCTATACTTGTTTTCTTCTTTAGCATAGTTAATCTTTATAGAAGATGCACCTACCTGTGGATAAGATAATAGCTCAACTGGATTTACTTTACTCTTAATAGAAAGCTCTAAGAGTCCTGAAATCTGTTCAGAGTTATAAACAATTGCCTGATCAAAGTTTTCATCTAATACATGAAACTTATCTCTACAATGATTATGATACTTATATGTCTCTAACATGTACTCTAAGTTTCTTATAGTAGTAGATGTTTGACCAGTAGAAGATACAAACTCAACTTCAAAAGGATAATCTTTATTATAAAAGTTAGCAAACTTATCACAACGCTGATTATGCTTCCATACAGTATTGGCATTAACAGACATGAAATGAGATCTACCTGGAATTAAGAAGGTAGGTATCCAATCATGAAATGATAACCACATTTTGTTTTTAGGATCATAGCTCATAGTCCAAGAAGATTCTTCAAAAGCCTCACTCTTAAACGTGTAATAAGTTTTTTGACCAGAGATTAATCTATAAAATCCTTTATCATCATATTGTAAATCAGTAAACTTAGGTTTGTAATCTTTCTTAGTAATGTAGATTATCTCATGAGTATTATCATAGATCATCTGAACACCAACACCACTAACTTGATTATCATATAGTGGATAATCCGGAAATACTTTAAGAAGCTCAGAAGGTAAGTACTTAGCAAACCACCACTTCATACCATTACGAGATATCTCACTTAACTGTCCAGCAAACTGAAACACCTTACCCTGATTTTGACTTACCCAAAATACACCATAGTTTGTACCAACAGAACAAAATCTACCTTGGTTAGATCCATACTCATAAGAAGAGTCAGAGTTAACTAAGTTTTGTAAAGGTTGACTAAACAATCCTCCATCACCAATAGTAATTTTAGTACCGGCATCTGTCTGAAGCTGATCTACACCCATAAACTGAATTGGGCTTTGAGTAGCCATCATAAACAATGCACCACTAGAGTTTACTGATTTTATGCTAGAAACTTTAGAACCAAAGTCTGAATAGTTATTAGCTAAAAACAATCTCCAGTTATCTTTGCTCACCTCATCTTGTTGTGGCAAAGAGTAAATTACTCTATTTGGTCTATAAGTATAGCAACTAGAATAAGTTATTGGATCATATGTTCTTGGTAAAAGATTACCCCAAGATATAAAATTATTATATAATTTAGATAAACTCAAAGAGTAATCATACTTATAATAATTACCACTTCTGATTATATCACTTCTAAAGATCAAGTTTAGATCAGTGTATGAACTACTATCATAGTGACGCTTAGATGTTTCATCCTCCCAGTCACGGTAAGCTAGGTTAACTTCAGACTCAACAAAAAACTCTCTTACACCAGAGTTAAACAAATAGATATATCCTTGATGGATATAAAAGAATCTACTCACACTCTTATCTAAGTGATGATGTTCTTTAGCTGAGCTTTCTAGTAATTTATATTCTGCCTCAGCAGTATTCATCCAGTACCTAGGAAAAGGCACGTTTATATAGTTTCTATAATCATAAGCTGTTTCATCTGGAAAGTCTACCATCCAATCATTAAAGAAAGGCATTGTATTCTTTTCAGTAAACTTATTAATGTAAACATCTCCACCAAATATAATATCAGATGTAAACTTAGCTCCAACTGCAGCATTAGTTTTACCCACACAGTTAGAAATTGGAATTTGTTTAATAGACTCTAACTGACCATATTGAGCTGGTAGAGATATTTTTAAAGCTCCATACTGAGAAGATATTTTACGCTGAAATGATTTTTTAGGATCTGTATTTACATCACTAATCAATACTCTACTGTCATCTACGTTATCTGGATTAGCAATAAACTTACCATCTGCAAGCTTAACTATTACAAAATTACTTCTGTATAAGTTATTAACTCTAAAGTTATTATTAAAACTTTGTACGTTTCCTTTTATATATAAGCTATCATCAATCTTTCTTCTTCTATTTCCCTGCTTAGAAGCAGAGAACTTGTTAAAGAATCCATGTGAGTTATATTGTAAAGCGTATTGACGCTTGGGTATTAAACCATAAAGCAAAATTTGTATCTGAGCATGAGTGGTTTCAGAATGTATGTATTTTACTACAAGTGTTTGAGCAGCATAACTAAGTGCATTAACACCATAAGCTATACCATCAACTATTCCAGATACAACTGATCCAGCCCCAGGAGCAAAAATGTTTGTTATACCACCAAGAACTGATCCTAATACTGTTTTCTTTGGTTCAGGTTTTACAGGAGTAAGATCAATTTTAACAGGGAGTTTATCATTACCTGTAAATTGTACAGCACCAGGAGGTAAATCAGTACCTATTGCATTGATGATTCTAATAATCTGTAAACCTTTATTTACAAACTCTATGTTCTTACCAATAAACTTATTTTTAGGATGTCTCCATGGTATCTCAAATGTTCCATTAGAAGTACCATAAGCTTCTCCGTACACCTTAAGCTCTTGTGCAGATAAAAAAGGCTGGGTAAAACTAGTATCAGGACTATGGAAAGAAAATATATCTTTTCTGTATTCCTTTAATGGATCTCCTTTACGGTTTTCAAAAGAACCTTGATTTATAATAGACTCATTAGAAGTCAAATAGTAATCAGGAGTGAGATCATTATATGGATAGTTTTGGTAAAGTCCTTTTACACCTGCAGTACCTTCTTGTAGAGTGTACTCACGCATATTATTAAGTATACCAGTAGCTAAAATTGTCTTATGACCTTCTCTATTTCCTCTAAGTATTTCATATCCAACAATAGAAGATATAGGTTTTCCATCTAAATCTAATGGATGAGTTATGTTTTCAAACTGTACACCTAACACTACTATGTTTTGACCATCAGAATTATAATGATTAATAACTGGATCTACAGTGGCATCAGGAAACTTATGGTGCTTAATGTGTTTACCACATAAAGAACCCCACACTAGAGGGTTATTATCAGGATAAAATTCTGTAGATTCCCAATAACCCATCTGACCAGATGCAATAATCTTACCACCATCTGATAAAGTTGATGTAGTTATTGAATCTACAGTTGCAGTATTCTCAATATGCCAACGTTCTACAGTAAGTCCATCTGCAATTTCATAAGCGTCTTCTCCACCAACTATAGAAGTTTCTGAAGATGTAGCTTCTCTACCAGGAATATGATAAGAATCAGAACGCTCTCCTGTATTGTATACCCATCTTATAAAAAATGCATACTGCTCATCTCTCATAAATGAAGGATTGTTTCCTCCTTTTACGTAATAGTTTGCTGGATATTGTACAGCCACCCACTTTGATCTAATGGCATTAGCTTGTTTCTGATAGTTAAATCTAAATTTACTGTATACACCAACACGTAGTAAATAGTTATTAACTGAATACATAGCGTCTGACTTCTCAATTGGTTCAGTTCTTAGAACAATAAAAGTAAGAGGTACAGTAATTAGCTCTGGTCCTATGCTGCTGATATAGATTACACCTTGGCTAGTAGAGTAGTAACCAAAACTTTTAGCTACAGTTTGTTGATTGATATTGGATACCACAACTAACTCAAACTCATCAAAGTTTCTATCAATATCTGTAATAGTAACTTCTAAAGAACTAGATAAATTTTGATGAGTAAACAAAGACTGAACCTCACTTAAACCAAAATAATCAGTAACTCTAACACCATCTATGGTATATGCCAAGGCTACTTGGTACGAACCATTAGCCAGTGTGCCTGCTCCTTTACCTTTTTGTAAAGAAAGGCAAGGTTGTTTTACTAAAGAAGCTAATCTAATTTTTTCACAATCTAAACGATCAGAGCAAATAGGAGTTTTACAAGTGAGTGTATCAGATGTGTTTGTCCCTAAACTTGTAATATTATTTAGACTATACGGAGTAGTTGTTGTACTTTGAGAAACACAACCACAAGAAATAGCATTACCATTATTATCTAGCTTTTTACTAACGACAGTTAAAGGATCTAGTGATCCATTAGGAAACTGTTGATCATATGCTTGTTTATCAGTAAGGCATAACTCATACGTAGTACGTTCTCCTGTAGGGATACTAATACTAATAGTATGTGTATAACATGGTTCATCTGTACAACTACGACTAGTAATGTTTATTAACTCAGGTTTGTCAAAAGTTAAAAACTCAAATACTTCTCCATCTACTAAGTGTTTAGTCTGAGAGTTAAAAGTAATATCAGTGTATTTAAGTGTAGTAGTTGCAGTTTTAGCAGCACACGTAGCTCCAATTAACCTATATTTAAAAGGTTGACTAGTTGCTGATGTAGTACAGACATAAGGAATATCATTAACGTTTAAAACTCTTGTTGGGTTTAAACCATCATCCCAGTATAGTAAGTTTTCACAATCATATCTTTCACGACAAACTCCTGTAATAAGATTGCTACGTTTAAAGTTTAAACATGGATCATTAATTACTTTAGTATAAGAACAAGAAGATTCATCAAATATTCCAATCTCAGAGTTAAGATCATCAGTTGTAAATACAATCCACTGATCACCACCATAGTGTACAGTACCAATTAAATCATAAGGAAGAGTAACACAATATAAGTTAGCTGGTTCATTACCAAGAACTCCAATCTGACCATCATGTGAGTTGTTAACTGCATTACGAGCATGAGTCCACAACCCCTCACCTACAAAGGTCTCATTGTAATCTTTAACCATACCTTTACTAAAGGTGTTGGTAACAGCTCCCGGATTTTGTGATTCTTGTTCAGCCATGTTTAATTACTAACTTCTTCTTATCTAAAAATTTATATATCACTGCAGTGAGATGTCCTGCCAACCAAGCTTGTGCTTCTTCATCTACAACCCCTCTATCTTCTGTCACTCTAACAGCAGCATGAAAAACTTCATGAGCTATGGTGTTATGAGATAAATACTTAACACCTATTAGTAAATAATAAACATCAGAATCTAGCATAACTAAAGCACCTTCTGCCTCATCTCCAAACGTTTCTTTTACTTTATGTT